TTTGCAATATCTCCATCAACTAAGGCTTGTTTAAAATTTCTAAATTTATTTAATCTTGGTAAACCTAATTGAAACACCATATGGGTTACACATTCTTTAATGTTATCGTCTACTTCCATACCCTCGCAGAACTTTTCAGCATCATTAATAGCCACATATAAATCAACCTCAAAACACTCATCAACCCTTTCTTTTGATACTGGTGTGCCTACTTCCATGTCATTCTCTGGGTCTGTAGCCCTTACTAAATGCCCTACACCAAAAGTTTTGTATCCAAGGTGGTCATTATAGACTTCATACTTAACACCCTCTTCAAACATGATATCTTTTTTTAAATGCTCTATATCCATTATTTATCCCCTTTATGTTCGTGTCCCATCCAAATGCCAAATACACCTGTCATAACACCCATTACAACCGATACAAAAGCCGATTGACTAGCTGTAGGTGCATCTAAATCCATAAACCATTCAGCACATCGCCAACTCATTATGGTACTGGCAAGCATCATAAATCTTGGTAATATTTTCCATTTTAAAAATGTTTCAACAGTCATTGTTTTAAAACCTCATTTAATCCAAAACCCTCTAATAAAACAAGGGTAAAAAATAATAATAAAATTCCACCTGCTATAAGTTTACCAGAAAAATTAGTTGAGCCTATCTTAATAGCTACAAATTCATTACCCAATATTCTTAAAGATAATTCAAAACTATTTTGACCAATATCTAAATTGACTATTTTTTTATCTTTTTCCATTAATACACCTTTATTTTCTCTGTATCTACAAAAGGGATTAGCTTACAAATACATTCATAGACCTGTGGTTTATCATCTTTCATGTAGGATTGATTGTTTAGTTTGTCTCTGTACTGTATGCAGATATTAACATTTTCAAAGTAAATACCACCATTAACGATACCATTTAATGTGCAAGCAAGCATAAAGGCTGTCATATTATACCTTTCTTCTTGGCTATAATTGCAAGGACTGTAATAACACCAGATAATAATGCAGTAATAAGAATAGCTAATATTACTTTCATCATAATATCTTTGATTTTTTCTCTTTGTTTTTGTGCTTTTATTTTAGCTTCTTGTCTGGCTTTCCGAGCATCAGCACAAAATCGGACATAATCAGTATATAGATTAGCCCTGCCATATAATTGCATAAATTCTCTAAGTTGTTCGTTTTTGACCCTAATTTGTTCCAGAGCCATAAACTCCTCTAGGTCATTATCAGTTTTTCCTAGAAAATTTGTCCAAATACTATTCTTTTTTTTATATAAATCTTGTTTTAATTGTTCCTCAGCACCTACAAATTTGGCGATTGCTGACCCTGCTGAAGATAGTTCTCGACCATTTTGAATGGTCTGTTTTATAATTGCGAAAGCACTATTAGCGACCACTAGCATTTCAAGCATAGTGTCACCTCAATAATAAACCTGCCATCATTACGAGCATTGTTGCTGTTGTTCCTAACATTATTTGCTCAAGCCTTTTTAATCTTGACAAGGTTTGCAACCACCTTTCAGCACATACCGCTTCATGAGTATCAATTTGGGATTTTACATCACTCGCTTTTACCATTGTCTTCCTCTTTAATAAGTGACTTTGCTAATTGGTCTTTGAAAAACAAATTTGAACCTGTCATTTGGTCTAGCTTAATTTTTAAGCTATCGGCTTCTTGCTGTGTCAGTTTTATCTGAGAATAATAATATTTTTGACTTTCATCTAAATCTTCAAACTTAAACTCTTTATCATTAATTGTTACTGTTTCACTCATTTTATTCCCCTGTAAACGTGTCTGCATCTGTTATAGCTTGGTCTATAACTGTGAAATCAGCATCAACCCAATCATCATAGTTATCCTTCTGATACTTTAATATCCTACACTACGACTAACTCTTGCTTTCTTTTCCTCAAGTGTCATGTCATAGCCATAGTTCTCATCTGTTGCATCATCACCTAAGTTATTTGTATCAATTACAACATTGATTGTATCTGCTCCATCTAAACAAGCTGAATGTGCTTGTGCTATTTCTTCTGCTGTTCTTGCCATTTTATTCTCCTTCTAATGTTGCTACTTTTTGCTCTAATGTTTCAATCCTTGTCATTGCTTCTTGTAGTGCTTTGACTGCTTTCATGTAAAGAACAGATGATTTTACTGATTTTGTTGTTGTGCCTAAGTTATTGTTATTTCTATCAAGGTCTGGATTGTCTTTGACTAAACCACCCATTCCCGCTTCTTCAACTTCTTGAGCAATTACACCTATTCTCCAATGTGCATCGCTATCTCCAGTAGCTACATCAGTTTTGAATTTATATTTACGAATTGTAAGTGCTTTGATGTCATTCCATTGAGATGAAGCATCTGTAATTTGTTCTTTAAGTTTTATATCAGATATACCACCATAACTATCATCGTGATTAACCACATCACCATCTGATAATATTTTTAATCTTTCAGCACCAGTAGAACCCTCACATTTTAAAAAATAATTAAAGTTATCGTCTGGGTCTGCATCACTAAAATCAATAAATACACCATATGGGCTTGCTGATGAATTTTCTACGAACAAAGCAACGTTATTAGTTATATCACTGTGTATTGTATGAGAACCAGTAGATAATCCCCTTTCGGAATCGCTTAGATTAGTAGTCCAAGTAGTAGTACCACCACCTAAAGTAAATTGTCTCGGATTACCATCACCATCTGATAACACAATATTACCATTTGCTGTTCTTATGTCTAAGCTACCTTGATTGCCACTATAAGAACCAATAATTGTATTCTTTTCTCCAGTGGTAATTACACTTCCTGCTCCATGTCCAATCGCAGTATTCAAACCACTTGTAACAGAAGTATGATTTAAATTTTCTAAAGCACTTCTACCTATAGCAGTGTTTCTGTCACTTTTAGTATTTGTTGTGAGGGCTGAGTATCCAATAGCAGTGTTTCTATCAGCATCAGTTAAAGCATCACCTGCTAGACCACCAATTAACGTGTTCTCAACTCCTGTTGTTACTGCATATCCTGCAAAAGAACCAACAGCAGTATTATAACTATTTGTTGCACTACCATAATTTTGACTTCTTAAGGCAGAAGCACCGATAGCCACAGAATGTGAGCCAAGTGTATTAGTTCCTAGAGCATCATATCCAACAGCTACATTCTCATCAGCATCAGTGGTAGCATCACCTGTAAGTCCACCAATAAAGACATTTTTAATTCCTGTTGTTACTGATAACCCTGCTGAATATCCAATCGCTATATTAAAAGTATCTGTACTAGAGGTAAAATTTTGAGTGCCTAAAGCACTATCTCCAATAGCGACAGACTTGTTTCCTTTTGTATCTGCTGTTAAAGCATTGATTCCAATAGCTACATTAAAATCTGCATCACTTAATGCTTGACCTGCAAGACCACCTATAAGAGTATTTTGGATTCCTGTTGTTATTGACAATCCTGCACTATGTCCAACTGCTGTATTATAAACTGTTGTTGCTGAACTAAAGTTTTGTGTTTGTAAAGCACCAGTTCCAACTGCAACAGACCTTTGCCCTTCAGTATCTGTAGTTAATGCTGTTCTTCCTATTGCAGTATTTTGTTGTCCTGCAACAAGAGCATCTCCTGCTTGATACCCAAGCAAAACATTTCTTTGTCCTGTTGTATTTGATGCACCTGCATTATATCCTAAAAACGTATTTTCATCACCAGTAGTAATCGCTGTACCTGCTTCATCTCCAACTACAGTATTGTAATTACCACCACTTACAATAGAGTTACCTGCATTGACACCTGCTCTATAGTTAGATATTCCACTTGTTGGGGTACTTATTGAACCATCTGCTGAAATCTGTAATCTATCAACTCCTGCTGTCACAAATCTTAATATGTCTGTGCCACCTCTATAGATACCCATATTCGTATCAGAGTTAAATGTTAAAGCAGGTGCTGATACTGTTCCATCATCTAGCTGTAATGTGCCACTTAAAACGAATTTATCATTAGTCTGGTCTAATTCTGCAAACTTTATCCAAGCATCATTATCTTCGTTTCTGATATACATGATGTTGTTAGAACTATCGTACCACCACATATTAGCAAAAGTTGTGCTAGGTGCTGATGTTCCAGAGTTATTACTGGCTAGTGCTTGTAAAGCTGAGTTCAAATCCGCCCTAAAAGCAGGAAAACTTTGGTTTGCTAACGTAAAATCATTTTGTGACATATTTTAACCTCATGATGCTAGTTCTCCATATCCTCTTACCACATAATCAAATGTTCTGTCTATTGTGGCATTAGAACTGTTAAAAAATTCTATAGTAAATCCAGTAGCACTTTTACTAGTTATAGCATAATAATCACCACTAGCCAAGTTACTAGCAGAAATTCCTACACCCTCAATTTCCTTAAATGCAGGACTGAAAGTTATTGCTTTGCCATTTGTATCAGTACCACTTGCTACATCTTTTTCAGAGTATACCCTTTCTGGCATATCTACTTGAACTGATAACCCAGTTACTTTAGGAGTTGCTTCAACATCTTCACTTAATAAAACAGCCCTAAATTTAAAAGCCCTACCAGTATAATCACCCACATTAAACTTCTGAAAGCTAGAGTATGTGCCACTTACTGGGTCTCCGTTTGTTTTAGCTATCTGTAGCTGTACGTTTACATCACCAAAGGTATCATTAGCTCCATCAAATAAACCCTCTCTAGCATCAAAATTACCCTGTGCATCATCAAATAAATTTACATAGTCCTGCCTTTCCATATTTACTGTAGCTGTTATTCTACTACTATAAACACCACCAGTATCTATATATGTGTCAAAGTCATATGTTCCCTCTGATAAAACTGTACCGCCACCACCATCAAAGTTTCCTAAAGCATCATCAAAATCGCCAGAAATACTATCAAACAAAGCTGTATCTAACATTAAAGCATTATCAACAACACTTACATCTGTTTTTGTGCCTGTAAAACTAGGGTCTTGAGTAGAACTTGCAACAAGGTTTAGGTTTTTAACATTATTTATAAGAGCTACATTGCTTGTAGCATTTAATGATTTTAAACCAATTTTATCAACTGACCTTATAAAATATGTACCAGTTAATGCAGGAACTGTAACTGTATTAGCAGGTCTTGATACCTTATCAATTAAGGTTATTGCATTTGAGAATATAGCACCACTAGTTAAAGGGCTATGTCTTATAATGTAATGTGACAAATCTAAATCTGGTACTGGTGTCCAACTTAAATGAGCTTCTGTATCAATAATATTAACTTGAAAGTTCGTTACATCAGCAGGTGGTGCAGTTTTACCTACTACTTGATGTTGTGCTGATATAAATACAGACCTACTAACAGAAGTTACAGACCTAGCCCTTACATCATAAATGGCATTATCTTCTACGTTTGGTAATTCAAAATTAGAACTAGCACCCCTACCTAAGTTTATATAATTTGTGTCTGTTGTCTTTTTAGCTTGAACCTCAAAATCTGTTATAAATTGGTCAGTAGCTTGAACATTTACAATTAAAATACTTATAGCTTCTTCATTTAAAGCCCTTAATTCGTCTGATACTGATAAAACTGGTGATTGTACTATAAATGGGTTTGGTAAGGTTGTATCAACTATTTCATCTGGTGTTTGCTTTGTTCCAAAAGAATAATAGCTATCTTGATGTTCTGAACAAGTTAGGCTAATAGAATGGTCAGCATTTAAACTCATTCCTTGAACTCTAAAAGGTTTAGCAGAAAATCCAGTAGTAGCATGAGTAATATTAACTATATCGCCTATTGATAAATCTAAAGCTGTAGCATCAGCTTTAAACGATATATTTAAACTTGACCTTGAACGTCTTAATATAATTTCAGCCATTTCTTCTGCTTGAAAACCATTAGTCATCATAGAAAAATCAAATCTACCCTCTAATAATATACCACCATCTTCCGCTTTCATTGTTTCAAATTGGTCTGCTGTAGGCAATTCTGCATCTCCAACTGGTGGAAATTGTGCTGAATCTGATTGGTAATTCTTAGTAGGCTCAATATAATTAACAATAACCCTATTAAATCTTGAGTTTTTATTTTTACTTATAACATTAATACCACCTAGAATATTATCTTCAGTAAGGGTAATTGATGCTGTGCCAGATGTTTCAACTAATATATTATATTTTCCTGCTGAAAAGTTAAGGAAAGACCTAGAACCCCTTACAAAGTCTTTTACGTTATCTATAGCCTTTTTAGCTGTATCTACAACTGTATTACTGCTCATTAAAGATATAGTTGTTGTACTTACTGCATCACCAAAACCTAACCCAAAAGGGTATAAGTCAAAAGCATCACCACCTAAAGGTTGTACTTGAGTATCACATACATCACTAGCTGTTTGCCAATCTGCAAAATTACTATCAAAATAACTATCCGCTATACCCATTCCAAATCTATCATTTCTTAAATAATCTAATAGTTGAAGTATAGGATTATCTGAATATTCCCAAGTAGAACTATCATTTTGCCTATGGC